ACGCAGTAATGTTTGAAGGCGTAAAAGGAAGTGAGATATGAAAGATAACCTTGGGACAGCGTTAAAAGCACTAAAGAAAGTCGGCAAGAAAGGTATTACCGTGCGCCAACTGTTTGACCTTGGAATCAATGACGTGTACGGCTGTATCAAGAAACTACGGCGTAAAGGGCATTGTATCTATGCCGACCAGAGGGAGAACTTAAAAACAGGGGTTAAGTTTGTTGAATATGTTCTGGTGGAGGAATGAGCAATAAACGCTCACACTGTAAAGCGTGTGGTAAACCTATCCCACGGATTGCGTGTTATAGCCAAGAACGTGTGAGCTGTAGCGGTTATTGCGAGAAACAGTTGATGAGGGCAAGTATCAGACCAAATAAAAACGAGTTGTATAGGAAGTTAAGGAATCCAACAATCGTTAAACGTGTGAAAGAAAAACGAAAGGCGAGTGAGGTATGATGAAAATTAACCAGATAGAACTTTTTGAAAAGAATGTTGAATTTATTCAAGTTAACTCGGTTATAGGTTCTGGATATGAAAATTATGTTTCTAAGCTTGCTATCGAAGATGGTGTTGCATATAGAGCCGCACGAAAAAATATGCAGATACATTCAGCAATTATATTAAAAATTAACGGTGTATTTTCTGGATTTATGACGTATCAAGTAAACCATGAGGTAGGAGAATTTTGTTTATTGCAATCTGCAATGTCAAGGGGTAAAGAGGATAAAGAAATCTATAAAAAAATGGTAACTGAAATTATCAATCAAAATACGTTTGGTTATCCGATGATTATGACAGTTAGCACAAAACATCCGCTTGAATGTCCAAAGGTTTTTGAGGCAATAGGATTTAAAACATATTTAGATTTGAGCGGATACGCATACATGGTTTATGGTACTCTTGAACAAGTTAGGCTTAAAAGGCTTGCTCATGCGACAATGACAAATGTTTGGACAACTACTCGTGCAGATTGGTTAAAGATGAAAAAAGAATGGAATGAAAAAATAGAATCAGCTGGTGAAAAACAAGGCATAAAAAACCCAAAGTTTGCTTCTCGTGATGGATGTTGGCAAGGTTCAAGCGGAATGTCAAATGTCGTTTTGGCAAAGCAATCAGTACAAGATGGTGAAGTTGTTCATGAAAATGGAAAATCTTTTAATGGTAACGCTTCTGTTCTTGACCCCGTAGCGTGTGAAGTTATAACAAGATTTTTTATGCCTAAAGATGGCAAAAGAATTTATAATCCATTTGGCGGTGGAGTACAGTTTGGCTTTGTTTCCGCTTCATACGGATATGAATATATTGCCAGTGAAATACGACAGAATCAATGTGACGCAAATAACGCAATATGCAAACATCTTAATAGTGCTAAGTGGATAAAAAGCGATAGCTCGACATATAAACCAAAAGGAAAATTTGATTTAATCTTTTCTTGTCCACCGTATTATCAGGTTGAAGAATATCTTGACTATGACGGAAAATCACCAGAAGGAGAACTAAACAAAATACCAACATATGAACAGTTTAGGGATACGCTATTTACCGGATATAAAAAAGGTATTGAGGCATTAAACGAAAACTGTTTCTTTGTTGTAATGACTGGTGACAGTAGGGACAAAAATGGCGGATATTATGGATGTGAGGCGGAACACGAGCTTTTCTTTAAACAACAAGGTTTACATATTTATAATAAAATTGTTTATCTTGAGTGTGAATTTACAAGATTAGCACAAGCGAAGGTTACGCTTAACTACCGGAAATTTCCTAAAAGAGAACAGAAAATCCTAGTTTTCTTTAAGGGGAATATTTCTAAAATAAGTGAATTATATTCAAAAATTGGAAGGCTATAAAATGATTTATAAAGAAGCCATAACTCTAATAAAAAATGGTCGTGGATGTTGGATACTGGATACCATAAAAGGTTGCCATTTTGGTATGACAAATTATCAAAACGGATGTTACGGCGAGTGCTACGCAAATAAAATACAATCCCGGTATGGGTTTGATTTCAGTAAAACCGTAAACAGGGAATTTAAAAAAACTAATCCATGCCAAATGACACTTGATTTTAATGACGAAATTCACGCCATAGAAATCATTAAAAGAATTAAAAAACATGATGTCCCTTTTGTCAGAATTGGAGAAACAGGAGACCCTTCACACGATTGGGAACACACAATAAAAACATGCGAAATAATATCAAAAGCTAAAAAGCCAATTGTTATAGTGACGAAACACTGGAAAACAATTCCTGAGTGTTTGTTGCCAAGAATAAAAAAAATGAACCTATGTATAAACAATTCAATATCAGCTCTTGATACAGAAAAAGAAAGAACTCATAGACTTGAACAATTCAACCGACTAAAGCCTTTTTGTAAATCAGTACTTAGGATAATGTCCTGTCATTTCAACACAATCAATAAGACGGGCAAGGAATTAAAAGCAGTTCAGGACAATCTGTTTAATGAATCACCAATAATAGACACTATTTTCCGCTGTAGTGCTAAAAGTTTCTGGGTAGTAAACGGAATTATAAAAATACAAAAAGTTAATTTTTTAAACTCTAATGTTACTGCAAGCATTTTTAACAAAAATACATACTTCGGATGCTGTGATAATTGTCCCGAACAATGCGGCTTAAGTTTGAATAGAAACACAGCAGGAAAAACTGTTTGATTATTGACGTTGACAAAGTGGTTGGTTGTGGTAGAGTAATTCCGTTAAGCGTTCATTAAAATATCTAACAAAAAAACAAATCGTGTAGGGTGTGCCAAGGCTTCTTGACCTTCATGGTCGTGAACGCTTAACACTTGGCGCATCCGCACGGTTTTATTTTTCAAAGGCGGTTTGTTATGGGTAAGAGATTTACTGCAACCGAAAAATGGGAAGACCCGTGGTATAGGAAACTACCACCTGCCTATAAAGCTATATGGTCGTTCCTATGCGAGAAGTGCGACAACGCAGGATTCTGGAAGGTAGACCTCGACCTCGCCGCTTTTCAGGTCGGGTGCAAGTTCAATAAAGAAGATGTCTTTAATGCGTTCAATAAAGAAAAAATCCGTGTTATTGAACACGCAGAGTTCTGGCATCTGCCGGACTTCATTCCGTTCCAGTACGGGAAGCTGTCTTTAACGTGCAATCCACATATTCGCATTATAGACACTCTTAAAGAACGGGGCTTCTGGGATGACAATCAAGGGTACTTCAAGGGTACCTATGTTACCCTTGTGGAAGAGGATAAGGATAAGGATAAGGATAAGGATAAGGATAAGGATAAAGAAGTGGAAGATAATAATATATCTATTAAGAAGAGAAAACCGTCTTCCGCTCCATCGGCTATAATTGTTGACGGAATGAAAAAGATTTATGAAGAAAAAACAGGTAAACCATTTAACGCGCCTAAACACTATTTTCTAAAAATAGATAGTCTTATAAAAACACATGGGTTCGATGCGGTAAAAGATAAAGCCGTGATAATGGCTGAATTGTGCGAGCATAAGTCGGCGTGGTTTACCAAAGAAGGGTGGTCATGTTATCTACCAACAAAAATAGGACAGTTCTGGAATGAGATTGTTCCTAAAGACGATTTAAGGGGTTCGTTACGAGAATGGGCGAAAAAGGAGGGCGTATGTTAGACAAAAAGGTTTTCATTGTGATTATGGATGTGTTCTTTGATATTGCAGGAAAAGAGTTAAAGCCAACAACATTGGATTTTTACTACGACACATTAAAACAGTACGACACTGAAACCGTAAAACTTGCGGCGCAGATGATATTAAAAACACGGTCGTATAAAGATATACCGACACCTGCCGAGTTTATCAAGATAATCGAAGGTGATAACGTAAACGATGCAAATGACGCATGGGAAACAGCGTTAAAGGCTATACGGTCAGGTAAACCATGCGGAATACCTTTAGTTGATAAGTTGATAGCATCACATAATCTCATGGATTTACATACTGAAAATATACCGTACGCTAAACGTGATTTTATGGAAGCGTATAAACACATGGAAGGGAAAGAAGAATTGCATACGCAGATAGGCATGAGCGAAGAACTAAAAAAATTAACAGCTACAATAGGTGGTAAAGATGTTTGATACAAGTTGTATTTATTGTACGTCTGGAATAGTTGTTATGGTAAACCAAGAAACTAAACAACATAAAGGATTTAAGTGTACGTGTAAGTTTGGAGAAAAAAGAACGATGTCTATATGGTCAGGTGATGATATTTTTTATAGTCTTGGTAAAACATGGTTTCATCACGATTTAAACCTGCTTGGTGAAGAAGGATATTTAAAAATGAAACGTAGGACAAAATTGAAACAGAATATATCAACGCCAAGTGTACAAAAATCAGTTACGTTTATTGAGCAGAGCTTCAATAATGATATTTAATATTGACAAACATTCTTTAATATTGTATAATGATGTTAATAACCAGTTAAGGAGGAACGATGTCAGAAGTAATCAAAGCGTATAAGGGGTTTGATAAGGATTTTAAGTGTAAAGGGATGCAGTATGAAGTGGGAAAAACATATGAAGAACCAGAAGCTAAATGTTGTGAAAAAGGACTTCATTCCTGTTTAAACACATTAGACGTACTATCGTATTACGATGTATGCTCATCAGAGTTTGCCGAAGTGGAGGCATCGGGTAAAATAGACAAAGCAACAGATGATACAAAAATAGCGTCGACAAAATTAAAGGTTGTTGCGAAGCTATCACTTAAAAGTTTAATAGACGCATCGATAAAGTTTATTTTTGAATCATGCAAAGCCGATAAAACGGACTACAGCCAGAATGCCAGCTCTGGGGACTACAGCAAGAACGCATCGAGTGGGCACAACAGCAGGAACGCATCGAGCGGGGACAACAGCCAGAACGCATCGAGCGGGGACTACAGCAGGAACGCATCGAGCGGGGACAACAGCCAGAACGCATCGAGCGGGGACTACAGCAAGAACGCATCGAGCGGGCACAACAGCAAGAACGTATCGAGTGGGGACAACAGCAAGAACGTATCGAGCGGGTACAACAGCAAGAACGTATCGAGCGGGTACTACAGCCAGAACGCATCGAGCGGGGACAACAGCAAGAACGCATCGAGCGGGGACAACAGCAGGAACGCATCGAGCGGGGACTACAGCAAGAACGCCATGACTGGTAAAAACTCTGTATCGGTTGACGCAGGAATAAATGGACAGGCAAAAGGAATTATCGGGTGTTGGTTTTGTTTGTCTGAGTGGAAGCAAAACAAAGAAAATATTTATGTTCCAGTATGTGTAAAAGCCGTAAAGGTAGACGGAAAGAAAATCAAAGCGGATACATGGTACACGCTTGAAAATGGTAAGTTTATAGAGGTTAAGAAGGCATTATGAAAAGCGGGTTGAAGGATTCGATTGAAGATATTTTATGTAAGTCTAACTGTCCAGATTCGTACTTTTCTGGCTACAAATGCACTCACAAATTATGCGGAATAAAAAAACAAGCCAACAAAATCTACCGCTTTTTCTACTGTTATGTCAGAAGCAAACACGTCACAAAGAATATCAGACGCTTCGATTATCTCAAAAACGGTGAGGTGAGATGATGAAACAGAAAAAGAAAGACTTGATATCCGAGCTTAAGCGTATTATGGCTATTGCCGAACGTACGTCAGATGCTCCAGATAAATTATATCAAACAGCATATAATCTTGGTGCAATGCGTGGGTCGATATACGGGCTTATATGTGCTATAGAAGCAGGGAAATATTAAGCAAAAGAGGTGAAACCATGACACGAGATACACTAAAGCATGAAATCGACTGCATTATATCGGGAACAGACTATAGCGGTGGATGTGACCCAGATGCTGATTTGGATAAAATCCTCGCCCTCATCGACACCTACCACTCGGCGAATGGGTTGAAGGCGTTGGATGCTGGTGAATTGTTTAAATTCATGGTTCGTAATGGTTCATGTGCCTCAATAGAATCAGCCCAATCCATCTGCGCCCAATTCGGTGCGCCCGTTGTGCCGAGTGTTGATGATATACAGACAGAACTTTGTACTTGGTTGCCTGAAAGTAGTCGTTTCAAAGATTGTGTTGATTGCAGTGAGCAAGAGAGAGATTGCGCAAGAAATGCTAGAGCAATCCACGCTCTTCTCACTCGAGGTGCGCCGAAGGACAAAGACCCTATGGGGTTTAAAACAAACGGTGATGGTGCGCCTGCCTACAAACAGCCAGAAGAGAAGAAGGATGTTTGTGAGGATATAAAACCAGAAACACTTAAAGCTCTGCAAAAGAATGGGGTCACACTTGTCGGTTCACTTGCCAAAGAAGAGAAGAAGGAAGAGCCAGTGTGCGAGAACCATGAATGGTCAACGTCAACAGGTGAATGTATAAATTGCGGACGAAAAATCGTAGTTAAAACAAAATAAACAGGAGGATTGTATGTCAGTATCAAATTCGGATGGCGTGAACTGGTCGAATAGCGTGAACGGGTCGAATAGCGTGAACGGGTCGAATAGCGTGAACTGGTCGAATGGCGTGAACTGGTCGAATGGCGTGAACGGGTCGGATGGCGTGAACAGGTCGGATGGCGTGAACTGGTCGTATGGCGTGAACAGGTCGGATGGCGTGAACGGGTCGAATGGCGTGAACGGGTCGAATGGCGTGAACTGGTCGTATGGCGTGAACAGGTCGGATGGCGTATCAAAAGCTATATTCTTATCAAACAAAAAATCAACTCCTACATTATTCGGGAAAGATATTTCAGATGAACGATTCGAAGAAGTCTTTGCAAAAATAAAAGAGTTGGTCGGTAACTGGAAACCAACATTCAACAACGCTTTTAAGCTATATGATGCAAACGGCAAAGAATGGAAAAAAGTTGATGCGTCACAGATAGTAAGCACACCAGAAGCTGGGGCGTGGCTCGATATGCCGATTGAAGCAGTTAAGTATATCCAGTCATTGCCTGAATACGATGCTGATATTTTCTTTGAGATTACTGGCATCAAAGAAACAACGAAAAAAGAGACAATCAAAATCGGTGACTACGAGTTTTACAAAGAGGATGTTGAGAAGCGTTTAAACGGTTTAAATCCGATAGTTTAAAAATCGTTGTTAACGGGGAGAATGTAAAATGAAAAGGATGTTGATAAAAAAAAGAAAGCTCGATTTAGTTGTTGACAAACTCATCGCCGCGCTAAAAACTGAACGAGGTGTCAAGTGAAAGGACTTGAAGAACTCAATGACACAGACCGCAAGATGATTGAAAAACAAATTGACGAACTCGACAAAGAGAAAGCTGATTTTCTAGCCTCAATCCACGTGGACGAAAACCAGTTTAGACACTGGTTTGTTAAGACGATGTACGAAAGAATATCATTGAAAACATACGCATCATCTTTTATACGCCAATGGGTTTTTGGTGAACGTGATGCTTCGGCGCAGGCACTTAAAACAATGTATGATTTTATCAAGGAGGTCAAATGAAAGACTTTGCGGTGTGTTCAGGGGTAGCGCAGTGGTCTTCAGTGTGTCCAAGACGCACGGGCTGTAAACGGCATAGAATGTATATGCTGTGCAAGCACCAAGATAATATAAATCAAAACCATGTAATGCCAGCGTTCAAAGGAAAAACGTGCGTAAACTTTGTGGAGGTGGAGAAATGATTACAAAATCTAAGTTCAAAAATCCCGACAAGTTCATATCTCACTTAAAAGCTGACCTTGAATACGCACGAAGTCGGGTAAGGTCGCTGTCTAATCAGCTTGGAAATTATTGGTTTGGGTTTTCTAAAAACCGGACGATATGCCCAGTACTCAACATCGGGTATTATGAACATATCACAATAGGGACTCGTATCGCTATAACTGCCGAGGTTACAGGGCTGGTCAAAAACGATGACGGCACAGTGACGTGTACGCTTTCTTTAAAAGAAGCGAGAAACATAATCAAGGAGTCCAAATGAACCCAATACTTTTCTGGTACATCGTGGGGTGCGTGGTGGCGTTGATTCAACAATTGAACTTAGTGTATCTGCGAGGAAAATATAATTACTCTGTTTTTGAAACGTCACTTGCAACAACAGTTTTTAGTTGGGTCGGTCTTATTATCGCACTGGACAGCTACATCACATTAGTAAATCTCTGGCGGCGAAATAAGAAGGGGGAGTAGGGATGGGTAAACTATTAATTATATTATGCGTGTTATTGTGTGGGTGTGCATCGAATAAACAATATCCATACGAATGTTACCATTATGGTCAAGGGACTTTAGTAGAAACGACTCGGTGTATTCCGTGTGACAAAAGCAATAAATGTGATTGGTAAAAATTATGAATAATTCTATTTTTGAATGTCCGATATTTTTAATATTACAACGAAAGACTAAGCCTCCAAAGAAATATTGGATAAATAAAAACCAAGAACATAACTGGCATCCGTTCGTATACAACGCATTGAAAGTAGAGTTCTGTCGTGTAATGGATAAAGCATATCCGATAGTCGGTAAGATACAGACACCGATTATGGTCAATTACGTTGTCCACTATGGCAGAAAATGCGATTTTGATGTAAACAATATATCATCAATCGTTGACAAGTTTTTTATGGATTGGCTCGTAACACGTGGTGCGATAGAAGATGATTGTATGCGTTTTGTCCATGGTGGTTCGTATTATTGGGGTGGATATGAAAAGGATGTATTCAAATGTACTGCATCGGTACAGACCGTAGCACCATTGCCAGAATCACAAAACAAGCCTTTAACGCCACGCAAAGCATTAAAACAAGGCAATATAGCCTGAACGTGTATTTATAGCTTAAATCGTGTTTGTTGATATATTAAAGATAATTATTGACAATTAAACAATGTTACTGTATTATTGAAACATAAACAAAGGCGGTATGTATGAAAAAAATTGTAAGAACTTCTACTAGTGCTAAAGGTGGAATTACAGAAGAAGAAAAAAAAAAGATGGATAAGATAACTGAAAAATGGATAACTAATGCGTACAAAACAGGACGTACCGATAAAAAGGCTTGCGTTGAAGCTATTGAAAGATTATACGAAGTTTCTGGTTTAAAAAAACCAAGAGTTATTATTGTACCATCTCCTTTAGTAATGTCAATTACATACGGATTGAGTGCAGGTATATGGTTTTTAAGAAAAACTCGTGACGCAACTGATGACGCAACTGATGACGCAACTCGTGCCGCAACTGATGCCGCAACTGATGCCGCAACTAGTGCCGCAATTGATGCCGCAACTTATGCCGCAACTCGTGCCGCAACTTATGCCGCAACTTATGACGCAACTCGTGCCGCAACTTATGCCGCAACTTATGACGCAACTGATGACGCAACTGATGACGCAACTCGTGCCGCAACTGATGCCGCAACTGATGCCGCAACTGATGCCGCAACTCGTGCCGCAATTGATGCCGCAACTTATGCCGCAACTTATGACGCAACTGATGACGCAACTCGTGCCGCAACTGATGCCGCAATTGATGCCGCAACTTATGCCGCAACTCGTGCCGCAACTGATGACGCAACTAATGCCGCAACTTATGACGCAACTGATGACGCAACTCGTGCCGCAACTGATGCCGCAATTGATGCCGCAACTGATGACGCAACTCGTGCCGCAACTTATGATTTTAAATGGTTATATTATTTAGCAAAGAAGTTTGGAGGTAAAAATTATAAACTACTTATATCCTGCATAAATAGATGGGCAAATGTAAGACAATGGGGAAATATGTGGTCTTCATATCCAGCTTATGCTGAGGCATACAGAGATGTATTAAAACTTTCTGGTTTAAAATGTTGGAATAAATGGTCTGCATATGAAGATTGTGCAAAACTTGGTGGTTATAGAGTTATGCACGAAGAATTTTGCATTGTAAGCGATTTTCCTGATGTAATAAAAATTGATTCTCAAAATAGAGCACACTGTGAAGATGGGGCTTCACATAGATGGTCAGATGGGTTTGAGATATATTCATGGCATGGTATCAAGGTAAATAAAAAAATAATATGTACACCAGAACTTTTGACTATTGAAGAAATACAATCAGAAAAAAATATTGAAGTGCAACGTGTAATGATAGAACGTTTTGGAGTTGAAAAGTACCTTGAAAAAATCGATTGTGATGTTATTGATACAGATATGCGTGGAATTGAAGGAGGTGGCGCACGTTGTTTGCTTAGAGAAAATAACGGTAATCAATGGTTAGTATGTACAGATGGAAGCACTGAACGAGTTTACCATCTATCAGCACCTAAAGAATCTAAGACGTGTAAAGAAGCGCATGAGGCATTATCTGGATTCGCAGAATCAAAAATTAAAATGGAGGGATGAGATGAAAAGCGTAGAAGTATTAGAGCAGATAAAAGAAGTAGCGTTAAAGAACGCATCAAGAAAAAAAAGTCAGAAGCGTAGAACGGTAGACCTTAAAGTCGGAGATTGTTTTAGGCAGGGAGACCTATATTTTCATGTTGTTTCTAATAATCATAAAGTCGGTGACATTGTAGAACGTAAACAACTTGCTGACGGTGACCAGTTGGGCGCACGGCATATACTTACAGGACATACAAAGGTATATGAAGGGATTGAATTACCTTATTATGTTTCTTCACAATATAAGAAAGCTGCATTAGGGTATGCTTTTGATATACTTGAAAAAGGTGTTGTGGCAACGCATCCTGAACACGACGAGTATGTATTTCCTGATAAATGTAGGATTCAGGTAACACATCAACTTGATTTACGAACACTAGAACGTGTAAGAGATTAAATAACAAGGAGTATCATGGGAATAAAAGACGAATGTTTTACGATGGAAGAAGCGGCGAGTGAGTTGGGGTACGCACATGGGTCGTTAGCGGTTAATTGGCGTAAGATATGCGCTAAATTAAATATCACTGCTAAAGAAATATCTGGTCGTGTATGGTTCACGAAAGATTCAGTTCGTAAGGCGATACAAAACTCAAACATTGATTTAAGTAAAAAATAAAATTGTGGTAATGAGCCGACCACATTTAACAGGCTCAAAAAAAGGTAGGTGTTGTTATGGCGTTAAAAGGGGTCAAACCAGAGAAAAAAGAGAAACGGCTGAAGATGTTCGTGTACGGTCCAGCCGGAATTGGAAAGACTACTGCTGCAATCCAATTCCCAAACTCGTATGTAGTGGACACGGAAAAGGGTACTGATTTTTACAGTGAAACAATCAATAAATCAAGTTCAGCGGTATTTCAATCAGCTAATCCAGATGATATATACGCTGAAATCAGGGAGTTGCTTACAACAAAACATCAGTATAAGACATTGATTATTGACCCGATTACTCATGTCTATAACGCAACACAAGAGAAATGGACACGTATTTTCGAGAAGAACTCAAAGACTTCAAAAGATTCTGATATTCAGGATTTTGGTATGCGTTATTGGAGCAAAATCAAAGGTGAGTTTAAGGGTCTTGAACGGCTGATACTCGCCCTTGATATGAATGTTATCTGTACAGCACACCAGAAAGACGTATACGGTTCAAACTTCTCAAAATTAGGTGTCACGTTTGACAGTATGCGTGGCGATGATTACCTGTTTGACCTGATATTCAGGATTGAAAAACGAGGGACTGACCGTATCGCAATCTGCGAGAAAGAACGTGCGGATATGGGAAAACAAAAGTTTCCAGCTGAGTTTATATGGTCATATGAAAACTTCTGCAAATATTATGGACGTGAAATAATCGAGAAGGAAAGTGTTCCTGTAGTGTTAGCATCACCTGAACAAGTTGACACTATTCAGAAGCTTATATCGGCGTTAAATGTCGATGAAGCGACAATAACAAAATGGTTTGTTAAAGCGGATGTAGAGAAGTTCTCAGAAATGAATGGTGATACAATACAGAAATGTATCGACGTTCTTAACAAAAAGATTGATGAACTTAAAAACACGGATTCTAAAAAGGAGGTTAAATAATGAAACTCAAGCGTAATATGAAAAATGTGGATGAGGGTGAGGCTGGTTCTGACAAGTTTACGATTAGCGTAGGACAGCATGAATTTATTATTTCTGAGATTCAGGAATTGTACACGAAAAATGGTGACCCGATGTTTAACATCAAGCTAATATGCAATAAAGGAGATAAAGACGCTGGTAAATGGTGTTTCGATAAAATCGTTATACCAGAAGAAAATAGTTCGGCTATTAAGATTATGGGACGGTCAAAACATTTTCTGCATTGTATCGGTGAACCGTATGACAATGACGGACTGGATATTGATAGTGACCGATGGTTAAACAAGAAAGTTGTTGCTGAAACTGAAATTGAAGCACCGAACGAATACCATCCAAAGTTTCCAGTAACAAAAATCACAAACTATGTTCTTGTTGAAGGGCTTAACTCTATACCTGATGCAAGCATGGAACAATCAGCGTCACCTATTGAAGAACCATTTTAATTGTTAAAATAAGATTACAGCGTCCAATCCGCTGTTTAGCTTAAAAGGAAGCCGATGAAGCCTAAAATCAAGAAAGAATGTTCAAATTGTCGGCATGAACCTGAAAGAAAGGCGTGTCAAGAACATAAAATCAAACCGTGTTATAAATGCCAATATATCTATTGGGAGAAGAAATGAAACTACCACTTTGTCCATACTGTAATAAACGTAGATTACATTATATAAAAATTGATAGCAAGAAACTTACCAAGACGTGTAAAGCAAAAGTATGTAGGAAAATATGTGCTTCTAAGAACGCACAAAGGAATGCTTTGTTTCTTAATAATCCGTATGTTCGTAAAACTAAATATGTATCATCGTATGGAGAACTAGTATAATATTTATAAAGTACCTTCCCAAACAGTTTCAAACTCGTCACTGTCGATGAAATGACCGGGCATACAGTCTCCCGGTTTATCAACGTTCTTTAATGCAAACGGTATTTCTTTACGGAACGCCCATAACGTGTTCTCTGAACAGAACATCTTATTCTTTGACCCTGTGCAGAGTTTCCCTAACAAGAAATGAGCTATACCGAACCAATCATACCCAAGATTGCATTTAGTCGCTGACCAGAACGCTATTTTGTATCGCAACCGCTCATCATACGCTTGTGAATTTCTGAACTTGCGTATACAGACGTATCGACCTTTATAGAACTTAGGAAAATCATCTAATATCTGCGTTGTAGGCGGTGCAACACGAACGCTGTTATATCCACCACCTAGTATCTCAACGTGGCTGTAACGTGATGCTAGAGGGCTTAAACCACGCTTTAATTGTTCTTTCTCAATGCCACGACCGAATATATCCGGTTTTTCACGATTAAGGTAACACGCTATGTAGCCCATTTTCGGGACATCTTCATTAAGCGGTTGCATCTGTACCTTCCTTTTTACGTAGCTGATACCCTGTTATTACTGTTGCCGCTAACCCTAAGAACGCTTCAGGTGGGATTAACTTCATCAAGAACCCAACACACGTTGTTATTGAAAAACACAACAACGCAAAGTATTGACCTGACATCGCTTTCTTTTTAAAGAAATCGTTCATACTACATCACCTTCATCTAAACCATCCCTTTGAACACCGATAATCTTTGTTAGTATCTCACGGAATGTAAAAAAACCTTTATCATCATCTGCTATTGATTGATGTAACAAGACAAGGGAATCATCGTATTCTTCTTCACGCATCTCATAATCGAGTAGCTCAAGAATACGTTCTTTTGATACCATACCACGACCGTTTGGGAACTCTTTAATCAAGTCTGACTTGAAATCCTCGACAACATGGACTGGTGACATGATACCTCCAGTTTAACGTGTTGCGTATCGTTTCCTACGTTCAATTTCTCTCTGTTTCGCTATCGCACGTTGTGCCATTGTCATACCAACACCTAATCCTGCAACACCTGCGGACATAGCTGGCGTGGTGAAGGATTTTTGACCTGTCTTCCCATGCGCCTCGTTCCAAATGTCGGTGAGTTGGGTATCTGTAACCTTATTCATTTTTCTATCAGGCTTATATAATAGCTCATACGATACTGGATTTTTTGGATTGCTTATATCGACTTCGTCAGGATATTCAGTTACCAAATTTTTGAGCTTAGTTTTTATTGAAACAACTTTACTTGGAGAATCGGTATAAGCCAACGCATCATTATAATCCGTTGTTACAAAATCACCGTTTTTTATTCCTTTACCAGATACACTTTTTGAATCTATGCCACGATAAACCGTTATTGTTGATTCAGGGTCTAATCCTTTAATATCTCCAACGAAAACACTTTGCGGTTTTACATAATTTCTCAACTTTGGACTATACTCACCATATTGAGTTGAACTACCTCGCATCTTAGAAAGAAACCTGTCTAAAGTATCGTGTTTTTTTGCTTCGCTTAAAAGTGTAGCTTTTTGTGGCTCTGAAAAAGAATCTATACTTCTATCAAGTTCTTTTAATTTTGCATCAGCATTTTTTTGTTTAATTAAGTTTGCGTTTTCTTTTACCACTGACATTTTGGTGTCAATATCTTCAAGCTCTTTCAATAAAGATTGTCTTTCCTTAAATGAGCTGTACGATTGTTCATTTTTAAAAGTTCCCGTTTTTTTATCAAACCCATCATTTACCATTGGAGTAATTTCATCAATCCTTTTTGTAATATAGTTCCTTTTCTCGTTCAAGGCTTCTGACTTCAATTCAGGCGTGATATTTGATGACTGTTTACCAACGCCTTGTGGTGGAACAGCCTCACCTTTTTTTTGGCACACCAAACACCGCTTGACCTTTCTTGGTTGGCATTTTGAACCTGCCCTCTTTCTTCATACGTGCGACCATGTTTTTAAGTGACGCTAAATCGTTATATTCTTTGACAACGGACGTATCTACATCTTTACCATTTTTAATAGCTTCACGGACGTACTTCTTGTGCTCAATAACTGCACTACGTATCTGTTCAGGAGTTCCACGTTTGCCTAACCGCATCTCTATGAACTCTTGTTTTGTCAAATTGTGCGGTGCTTTAGCAAACGGCTGTTGACCTCGTGGTTGTACCGTAAACTGTCCTTTCCCCTCTGCACCGTACTGATATTTCGGTGCTGGTAGTGCTAATGGCTTACCCTTCATCTCAGAACCTATTGGCGGTACATTCGATGGTTCAAATGGTCGATTGATTACACGCCATTCTTCTGCCATCATCGGTGAAGATGCCGGAACTCGTGGTTGTGGTACTTGTTTTTTATATGGTAATGCTTTAGGAACACCAATACCACGTTGTGCGCCCATTGCTTTAACAGCTTGTTGTTGATATGCACCTCTACCTGCTTGCTGTGAGCCAAGAACAGCTTTACTGTACTTACTACTTAATCGTGGACTTCGTTTTAATATCTTATCAGCATCATCAAACATTCCCTTAATAAGAAAATCAGGTGAATTGACTAATTTTTTTACTTCTTTGATCGTATATCCACCCAATGAACTTAATATGCTTTTAATGTCCTTTGTTGCTATACCATATAAAATATTTGCACCTATAGCGGGATTTAATATGTTTTCAGATACTTCGTTGCCTGATTTACTTACAAGACCATTTATTCTTTTTACTAATGCCCTTTGCATTGTCAATACATCGCCATAACTCTTTCTTAGTTCTTTATGACCTGTCGTTCCAAGAGCGTTCATAATCCCATCTTCCATGCTTTCTTTTACCCGTGATGCTACCTTAGCGTATAACTCACCAAGTATAGTATTCTTGCCATTATAAAATTCTTTTGATTTAGCATTAAATTTCTTGAGTATTTTGTTAGATACATCGTCTACGCTTCCGCCTGAGTTTCCTTGTAGAATATTTGCGATTTTCCTAGCAGCACTTCTTTCTTCAGGCAATATACCCATATCATTTATAACTCTATTCAAATCAGATATATCATTTGTCGGGTCATATTTCCAAAGTTGTTTACCGACCTTCTTTTCTATACCAGAATATTCAGAATGAAGTTGTTTAAGAGTATTGTCGGTAGCTTCAACCGCTTCAACTACGTTTTCGGGATTTCTTTTAATAAGATTACCGGCATCATCTGTTATTATATTCCCTTTACGGTTTAATATTTCAGTTACACCATTAGCAATACTATTATCAAATCTTTCTATTGCATTAGGCGTAGCACCTCTTAATTGTCCGGGCTTAACAGCTTTAAAGAACGATTTCTTTACGGTATCTTTTATAGCTTGTTTAGCTACATCTTCAGATAATTCACGTCCTACGCTTAAAGCCCTGCCCATACCTTTAATAGCAGTATTTACGCCTCGTCCTACTTGAACCGCGTCAGGGACTATTGCACCTGCTTGTATCAACCCTAATGTCGAAGCAACTTTCTCGGGCATCCCAGCACCAACGTTAACGTCACCTATTTCTGCTTTTGATTGACCGGATAAAACTTTAGGAATTGATTTTCCTAGTTGACCTATGCCACCAAGAAGCGGTGCTGCTTGCGTCATTAAGAATTTAGGATTTATTGGTATCATTGGATTGTCAACTAATGATGTTCGTATCTGTTGTTGTGTAGGTATAGAAGATTTTCTTTGCTCCATTACCGCTGGCTCTGCTACTGCTTGTTCAGCCATTTGTCCAGCCGTTAAAACTGCTGGTGCAACATTTAAAGAAGCCATTTGTCCCGGTATTAATGGTGATATAGCTTGAACAATAGGATTAGATAAGACTTTTTGTGCCTGCTGATTTAGTCCTTGAAACATTTGTCCAGCATTAGGTCTACCCTGTTGTCTTTGTATTGATGCTTGAATAGGTTTTGTACTAGATACATACTGCTTTACTTCATCAAACGTAACACCTTCATCAGAAGCGTATTTGTCTATAACGGCAGACGGTTGTTTTTGTGTTAACAGCTTAGATATATTACCTTTAATCCTCTCGAAGTTTCTATCACCAATTGGCATGATTACCGCCTTGATTTATTGTATATCTAGTCCTAAAGTACTCCAATCATTTCCTTGCGTGTCTTGTTGTTCTGTCTGTTGTTCAAATTGTCCCATACCTCGTGTAACGTGTTTAGGGTTTAGCCCATATTCAGATGATAAATCTTCGTACTCAGAATACCTTTCATTGTATCTCTTTCCTCGCTCAGCAGATATAACACGTGCAGCATCAATTATTGCTTGTCTATCATCATTAGTAACACCTGTTCCACCTTTAAGTATTTTATTGTAAGCACCAATAAACTTGTTTGCTAAAGGCAATCCCTGTTCCGTTCTTAGATATTCTGATTCCCTTACAACTGACGTTGGGTCACCAATCTTGTTAAAAGTCGTAATAAGATATTGGTCAGAAGCATTAAGATTTTTTGTTTTCCCAGAAACAACATCTTTTAAAATTCCTTCCATAGCACCAAGTTGTGTTTGTATATTTACATAATCTTTGACTTCTGGTAGTGATACAAACTCTTTTCTAAGACGAGATGTATTTAAAAACTCCTGTTGTTTTGTTTTTTGTGTTTCCTTGTTAGAAGTTTCATCAAGCAATGTTTGATTTTGATATGTCACATCTCCAATCTTAGCTTCTTTCGCAACAAATCCTTCAGGGATTGCCTGTTGTACTTCAATACCTGCGAGTGAGTCCCGCCACTGTTGTTCACGTTCGGTAAGTGGGACACCTGATTCCATCTTTCTTCTCAAATTCATAAATGTAAACTTCGCAGGGTCATATTTCGCTTCTAATTCAAGTTTACGCCCAAACGCATCTTCTTGTTCTTTCTGTAAAGCAAGTCGTTGCTGTGTTTCTTGTTTCTTTTGAATATTGTTTAGATATTGACTTCCAAGTGATTCAATAAGACCGCCTAAAAACTGTTCTTTACCTGCGCCCGGGTCTTCTTGCTGTTGTTGTAATACTGAATAAGCCATTTTGTCACCTCGTATTTATGATAAACCGAATTGGTCAAGATTGCTACCAAAACTTCCAAACCCACCTACATCACCAGAATTTAACATACCGCTACCAGTTGTCACCGGATTAGTCGTAGTACCTGAATCAAACATAGAACCGCCCATCTTAGCCCCAACTGCACCACCGACACCCGGCATCAACATATTACCTAATGCTGCTCCTGCTATAGTTCCTAACGTTTTTCCAAATCCAGCGGTTTTTGATTCTGGCTGATACATAGCGTCAGGTTTCATTCCTGCAAGACCGAACAACTGTGACATAAGGCTCTGTCTTGCATTTTCTGCCATTGTAGCTTTTTGTGTTCCAATATCAGTAGTAACAGATGCAAGCTGTGGAGCCATCTCGCTTGCCATACGTCCTTGTAGTACACCAAGCGCAGGTGAATCAGTGACACCACGCTTTGATGCGCTTGATTGTAACATCTGTAATACACCCGGTTTACCTAAGCCACCACCCATATATGTCTGTTCAATTTTCTTTTGCGCCCTTGATTCAATATCAGCCCAATCAGGATTTACAGCACCATAATCAGGCGACCCAGCAAACTGTTGAAGAAGATTTGATAGACTTGTCCTTGCATTTGTAGCTTCTGCATACTCAGGAGCCATAATCCATTGAGCATCTTGTTTTTTACCACTAAACCAACCCATGTTATTTACCTCCATCAGTATGCGGAAGATTTTCGTTCCGTGCTTTTATACGCTCAATTGCTATTGCTCGTATCTCACCATTAATACGTTTTTCTTCATCAGCTATTTCACGAGCTTGTATTTCAGCTTTAGCGGATTCCTCAAGTTTTCTTGAATCGACCTTGATACGTCCATCTTTATACAAATAAAAATCCTGTGAGTACGTCAGACCAAGGTCGCTAATATGTTTGTCTTTAAGTACGACCTTATCAGCATCTTTAGGCTGTACAGCATCATCAGCTTCACTCAGTGAGTAGATACGTCCACCACTTTTTTCATATAACATATACACATCAGCAAAAGCTACGTTCGCAACCAGCATCATTAGAATAAAATATCTCATATGTTCTCCTTAGTTTGTTTCAATTGTGTATACACTGGTCGCCCCCGTGACTTTCCAGTAGTACCCCGCTGGAACAACAACCATTGACCCAACATTGTTTGAGCCCGCAAGTGACAATACAGCCGTCGAAGGAGAGCTTGATCCATCAACAAAAAATGTCAGCACTGACCCATCTGAATTATTCGCAACAACAAACCGATCAGTTTCAGCTAAATAAGACACGTTGTTACTTTTGCTGGTGTATCCTTTAAACTCGCCTTTTATATTATCATTATCAAGTAATGTGATATCTCCACTAGAATTATTATAAAAATAGCCGATTCTCCGATACTGCAATGAACCAGTCGGAAACGTTGAATTTGTTGATACCTTAACCGTAAATGTATCGGCAGAGCTAGACCCGACCGCGTACACATAATACGTCGTGCTTGTCGCCTCACTTCCCGTGTCTATATCAGACCATGTTACCGTTGTTGCTGATGAATTATACAGCATTTCACAATCGTCAGCAGCGGCGTTGCATACCATAACGCTTCCAGATGTGACCGTCAATGTCGATGCTGATGCGTATTGGATAACAACATCGTTCCCACGAAACTGACGCATAATTGCGGAATTATTCGTTGGTATGTATGTGTCCAAATCTGACGGAGAACGTGTGCCTAATGGCTCTAATGGTTCAAAGGCATCCCCAAACGCTAAAACCGGTATCAAGAGAAACGCTAACAAAAACCTTTTCATAGACCCCCCTTTTATTCCTTCATTATATACGCAAGTGCATAATATTTTGCAATGTTAACAGTACCTGTTCCTGTATTTGCTGTTGAACCGCTGACCGTTGCTGTGTGTCCATGCGATGAACCAGCAGCGGAACTACCACTAAATGAATGTGTATGTGCACTTCCAGCTCCTGAAGACTCAAACCCATAAACATTGGCAACTGTTGTTGCTTCACCTGCATGACCTGTTCCTGCCGCATCAGTAGCTACATCATGCGTGTGAGCCGATTCATTTGCTATTGCATACGAACCTACACCGTGAGTATGACTTGATTCGTTCGCATTCGATACCGCAATAGTACCGTATGCGTGCAAGTGTTCAGGTATCGTGCCATTACCAGATACTGTCAATGAACCTGTAATGTTTGTCTTAGCTGCACCTGCATCATCTTGATTAGCACCAACAATAAACCTATCACGTAAATCAGGTGTTCCATTCCCACCATCACATAACAACCACCCTGCTGGTATCGTTGCTATTGTACCACTCCACATGACAATCACACCGCTTGGGATAGCATAATCAGACAACACATACGACACATCTTTTTTCAATGAACGTAATTCTTCATTAAGAATGACATTCGAGTTTGTGCATTCAGTAACATACTGACCTGATTCACCTGACAAAGCAAACGCATAAGTGCTTATTAAACATAAAATTATTGACAAAATAAGTTTTTTCATCTGTTTACGCTCTCAACATCTACATCATATACCGCTGATAAACGCCTGACCTTAAAATCATACGCATCATTTTTCTCTATTTTTACCTTTACTGTTTCAGCACTAAAACTACCACCGCTAAAACCTTCACGATAATAACCATCATGTTCATCAAGGTCAACGGTAAACGTATCTGTTTCCCCTGTTTCATTAGTAAACGTGATTGTCGCTGTTCCTTGTGTTCCTTCATATTCAAACGTGATTAACTTTAATTCTTTTATATACCCCGGCATAAACAATGTATTTATACCGCTTTCCCATGCAAACGGTACTGTTGATTCTGACACAGAACCAAATTTAGAATAAAGCAATTTAACAACATATCCATTTTCTTTATATACAGTTGGAGTATACGCAATAGAATCACTTGTTGCTGATATACGGTATTGAACAATCGTGTTTGCTGTTACACCAGAAACAAGACTTCCTGCTGAATTAGTAAACTCGCTTGACCATGTAGCAGCAAGACAATCTGATGTTGACGCACCTGAACGTAAAGCAATAGTTATATCGCTTCCGTCAGTTGGTAGACTTTCGTTCCAATATATTGTATCAAATGCACCTGCATTTAATTCTAGATATTGGCTTGTATATGTCCCTGTTTTATCAGGACGGTCTATATTTGCTTCTGGTAAATATGTAACTATATCATTTATAGTTGAAATACTTGCGTTTTTAGTTTGCAATTCAGTTAACCAACCGTCAACCGTACAATCCCATGATATCTCAAGTTCAGGACTGTCAGCGTCACCACCAACACCTTCTGGGATATATCGCATATCGTCCCATGTTCCAGTAAAATCTGCGTGTTCTTTATGTATAAGCTGATATACGATTTCATCATATGTATATATTGTGCTACTACTTGACGACCCAGATATTAGTGATTCATCGTCAGTACCTGAAAGAAACACGCAAAATGCTGAAATATTTATTGTGTCTATAGAAAAAGATTGCGTCAACGTGTCATATATAAGGACTCTATCGTTATATGTTGCACCTGATTCAGATGATGTATACGCAAGATAGTATGAGTTTCTGAATATTGAAGCACACACATCATCTCTATTTGATTGTGATATATCTTTTATCTCTGGTTCGACTTTATCAGATATTATTGTTGAGTTTTGACCACCAAATACGTATATTCCGTTGTTACCTAAGTAGTATAGACCATCTGAACCGTTAGCTACTGAATACGGCGCACGACACCCGATAATAGAATACGGGTCAGACACTGACCAATCACTAAATGTATCAGCACCGTCAGTATACAGATATTGAATAGTGTTATCTTTACCAACGACTAATCTACCGTATAATGTCTTGACAAACGTTATCTGGTCACCATCGTTCTTGCGTATATCAAAATAGAACAATGGGTCAAAGTATTCAGGAGTATCATCTTCTGAATAATATAACCGTGATTGATATGTAGGATTGTTACCACCAAATATACGATTTTGATGAAGCTGTATAAATCTAAACTTCGGAACTGTAGCTGCTACTGTTGGACTTAAAGACGCACCTAACGCACCATCAGCATCACTATCTACCAACGTTGTAGTCGTATTATCTGCGATTGTGCCGTTTGTAAGTAATTTATATGTTGAGCCACTATTAGCTATGCGATATACCTTGCGTCCTATAACACTTTCACCTTCATATGTGTTAGGCGCAAATGGTATCATACTAAGATTTATGTCATTATCTGTCACAGTCATAGGATATGACGCAATATCAAATGAAACTTCATAACTTGCCGTATAAAACGTTACCTTATACGTATAAGTACCATCCGGTCCAGCTCCACTTCCTGCGTCTGCTGTGTACACGCTACCTGCATACGCTACTTTTGTACCGTCAGTCTTTAGCATATTATTATAGCCATCACAACCATACGCAATATTATTATATGTTACCCATGTCCATCGCTTTTCAGATGTAGCAAATGAGAACTTCGATGAACATACACCTGTATCATCACTACATACTTCAACATCGTTTCCAAGAGTGCGAATAGTGTATTTATTTCCATCTGGTAAATACAACCTGTGTATGCTTGTTGACGCATCTGTATCTGTAGACGTATACGCAGTTATTACAGGGCTACGTTTAACAAGAGCACCTGTTTCACTGTTAAGCCGTGCGTTTTGTACTACAGTCCCTTGATTTAATGATACACCACGTTCATTTGCCTTACTGTTTAGACCACCTGAGAAATCAAATATGTTCAATTGACGGTCTTTGACTTCATCAGCCGTAGCACAGAACCCAGATACACAAAAATTAACGATACATAGAAGGGCGTAAAGAAATACCCGCATTTCTGACACCACCATTTAAAGAATATGCCTGTTTTATATACCTTTCAAACTCACTGTATGCGTAATTGACTTCTTGGTCTTTACCAAGTTTGATTTTTGCTTTCCACTGCAAATATGCTACTAACGCATAATGAAATGGTTCTAAATATCCAATCCCATTAAATGGTTCTAGCGAGTCACTAGAAAAATCGTTTGGTTTATACACAGTTGATACTACTATCTCGACATCATCAGCACTTGGTTCTTTATCAAGAAAAAGATATGTCCCTCTCTGATACCATTTACGAGGTGTACCATTTGAAACATGATTACGCCATGTCCTACTGTCGTTGCTTAACTCTACAGGTGATGCAGCTTTTAAGTATTCACCGTCATACCATATACCACCAGAACGGTCATCAATTTTGTAAAAATTAGGTATCAATGTCGCAAGGTCATATTCTCTTTGGTTATCGACTGTCAATAACGTTTCTTCACCAACAATACATTCTGCTCGTGTGCAAAACTCTATATTCGCTTGCGTAAGCCATGAATTTAGTATTGCGTCAGCTTCAGAAGATGTGTTTGCATCTAGCCGTTTATCTGTTACATCAGGATTTTCTTGTCTAAATCGTGTTCGTATCTCTAATCTTGTCATCTTTTCCTCCTATTTAGTTTCATCGTACCCGACATCATACAACTTTTCCATATATTGTTCAATCTCAGGACTATCATATAACCTTGGATGCGATTGTAATATCATAAATTTATCGCCAACTGGTTCGATTCTAATGACACTGTCATCACGCTTAAAACAGATTCCCTGTGAACGCTTCTGTAGCATCTGTTACCGCCTTTTTGATTACACCTGATTCAGCAAACGCCGATTTAGTGAACATATCTATAAGGCTAGGACACGCACGTCCCATCAATCCACCTATAAATGACGATACAGAAGCGATAATGCACAATGTGACCGCATACCCTTTCATGTTCTTTTCAACAGTTTTAAACCCATCTTCTAGGCTTGTACGCAATGATATAAGACCGTTTTCAAGTGTAACAATACGTCCTTCACGTTTAGGAAGTTCTGAAAGATGTTCATCCCACTGCCTACCACGCATTGATGCCTCAGCCAGTTCTTTCTCTTTAGCGCAGTGTTCACACATCTTTCTTCATCCTTTCCAATTTCCGTTTTGTCACGCCTTTTATACGAATGCCTTTCACAGCAGGAGCACCACAATACTCGCACGAATGACTCACGCTTCTTGCCCTGCCACATTCTGGACAGGTGGAGAACTTAGGCATTATTCATCAGCCTCAGAAGCGTTTGTTACATTAAGAGCCTTCATCGTGTCACGTAATCCACGATAGTACACAAGTTTAGAATTGATAAACGTAATGGTATCTTGATGCCTAGTCTTCGCAGTTTTTAATGCGTCGATTTTATTCCTGATATCTATAGGCGAAAATTCTTTCTGGACTACTGGGTTATCAGACACTACCAATTTAGTTTCATCAGCCGATTTTGTGTAGCTCTCAGCAAACACCGAGTACACAAGCACACAAACAAACGCTATGAACAGAGCAAACACTGCGACAACGTTCTTTTTCTTCTTCATATCGGACTCCTTTTTTATACGTCACCGGCTTCGATGCCGATGTGTTTAGTGTTATAGTAAAATGTTCCACTGTGCACGGTAATATCATCGACCTCAGACGTGTCCGTTTCAATGTTGCATGAAGCGCATAAAACGTCACCGACTGCTACCACGTTAGAGGCTTCATCCCAATTTATCGGAAACAAACCGGTAAATTGTTTGTACTGAGCCGCCGCACCGACCACTATTGCGCCCTCAACCGTCTGAGTCCGTGTTGCGACATCACCAGCTTTTTTGTAATACAGAACACACTTAATATCGACCGTATCACCTGCACCGCCACCGGTGTTATCTACGTTTGTGCTGAACTTGAACTCGCCATTTAAATCAGACGCACCATCCCAATCAGCATGGACATCGAGGTCACTGAAAACAAGGACTTCACTTGCCGCATCAATATCCCAACCGCATAACTGGTTTGCGTCAGCCGCTTTCCATGTTGCGCCAGATGCGCCAGGATTAGCTGAAATCATATTGGCGTGGTAGTACCTGCGGTACAGCGTTGTGTCAGCTCGTATTTCGTCACTGATATTGATAAGGTCGTTATCCTCATCAAACGTGATGCTCTGGTCAGTTGTTTCACCATTGACCGATATAGCGTAATCCACACCAGCCGCACCAGACCCGATATTGACGTTGCCGTTGACATCGAGTTTCTGTGTTGGGGAGGTAGCCCCCACCCCGACATTACCGCTTACTATTATGTTGCCCGTCACCTGTAATGCCTGAGTAGGTGCTGTCTGTGCTGTCGTTCCGATTCCGACATTGCCGGCAAATAACGTCTGCATGTTGAAATAGTTTTTAAGTGCCATTGACTCGAAGCTGGCGATCTTGCTACTTATCGCAACAACTGCACTACTGCCTGTCGTTGTCACCGTGCGTATTGCGTCAGTGTCTGTCGATGTAGTAAAATACGCACCAGTATTGTCCTGATACCCTGCTGACGTGACATACTCAGCGACTGGCGCAGTGAAGTTTGCTGTATACCGAGCGACACCTTTATCAATTTTAAACTCGTCGATGTACCCGTCAAATTCGTTAGCGTCATTATATGCGCCATTGCGCCCTATCGCCCACACTTGGGTTGAGTCTTTCATAGACGATGTAGATACTCCAACCGTACCGTCCGCAGTTCCATCGACATATAAAGTTATTGTCGTTCCGTTGCGTACATAGGCGATGTGATGCCAGTTAGTGTCAAGCGTCCCCGCCATCGTCAGTGAATACGGTGTCCCTGCTGAGTCAAAATATATCGCTGTTATTTTTCCAGCGTTGACATATGCGTACGTTGAAGCGCTTGCATTTGTTGCCGCATTATCGACCTGTCCCCACATACGGTCTATCGTTGAAGCAGACGTAAGTTTTATCTGCGCTTCAATGGTAAAGTTACCTGCTCCCATTGTGAAATCCGCACTGTCTGCCGCTTCAAGGTAGTCATCTGTACCATCAAGTTTTAATGATGCAGTCCCCCATTTCTTCACCGCTGTAGCCAACTGTGCGTTACCGTTAGCTGTCCATGCTGTACCACCAGATACCGCATTTGTCATAGTAGTACTTGCGTCAACACCGTTAAATTGTAGCAACGTTTTGACGTACGAATCAAGAGCAGTTCCAGCTCCCGCATCAGTGAAATCTACATTCGCCCCTATTTTTGTGACTCCGATCGAATTGACTATGATGTCACCACTGGTCGTTGTGGTAAGCGATAAGTCGCCAGATGCTCTTGTGATTGTCTGCATCGCCGCCGTTCCGTTCACATCCAACTTCTGCGCTGGGGAGGTTGTCCCGATGCCAATATTTCCGACAAGGTTCATCATCCCATCGCCAGCTTGTATTGTGGCTATAGTCTGGTTGTGGAAGAACTCGATGTAATCAGTGGCATTAGTCGCATCAGAAGAATATATCCGTAATGTCGGATCAACCGTTGCGGCTAATGGCGACCGGTCGACATCAGCAAAATCAGCAAACTCAATAATACTAATATACCCAGTGTCATTTGTTGCATCATTGCATACAAGTCCTAATTGTAGGTTATCATTTCCAGTTGTTGAAAACATAAATCCTGAATCGTTTGATGAGCCGAATTGATGTTTAACGTTATCTGACAAATATGCGGTAACGCTGAAGTTTGTGGTACTTAAAAAATTAGTTACACCATCCGAAGCAGCAACATTGTCTATAGATAATATCCCCGTTGGTAGTATCGCTAATTCTGACCCAGAGGCATTTCCAGGTGCGCCGTATACATCCCAGAGATTTGTGTTTGTCCTTGGCAGAACGCAGAAGACGGACATTGTGTTTGACGGTGCAATCGAAGAGCTGAATCTAAACCAATATCGGCTTGTTGCATCATAGCCACCAGCAGGCACTCCTCCGTCACCAGAAGCACTCATAGCCCAATCAGCTGGTGCTGTAAATGTTATTGCGCCACGAACTGTATAATTAGTTGTCCCGTCTGTACACGATGCCGTGTAATCCGTCCACGTTGAGCCGTTCCAATATTCAGCTTTCATCGTTGCGCCAATAGCATATGTACTGCCATAAATTAAAACTGAGGTGAAAGGCGTAACTGAGCCTACATATGTTGCCCTTGATGTTCCACTGCTTGAAGCAAAGCCTGAGAAGGTTGTACCTCTTGAGCTTGACGCCTCTGTGGTGTTGTTAGTGTTCCAAGCTGTCGTCCAGTACCATACGGCGGAAAACATATCGGTTGGGATTGCAGTTATTCTTGTGTCCCCTGTTATGGTCGTTGTGCCTGATACATCAAGTTTTGCAGTTGGCTCTGTCGTTCCAATACCGACGTTGCCGCTTGATGTCGCTAATGTAACACCGCCAGTGGTCGTTGCGCCTCTGGTCACTACTGATTGTAACGTATCGGATTCATTTACCGTTGCTGTAATCGTTGAACCAGATGCACCCCATGTCAGTGATGTACTGTTGGTGAAGTCGGGGTCTGTTATTTCGGCTGTATTAACATATACCGAACCGCCACCACCTGCACCGACCTCTGTATACGCTCCACCATTTTTTGACACTTTTAGCTTATTATCAGTGTCATTATATATAAGTCGTGCTTTATTTGTTGGTGATACGTTTGGGTCAGTAGCGAAACCGTCTAGTTCGACTATCTCGACATCATCTATACAGCGTCCGTTCTCATATACTTCACATTCTGCAAAGACATATGAACACACAAACACTAGTATGATAAAACTACTTAACGTCCTTCGTAAGTCTGTTATATTCATCTTCTATTCCTTTTTGACGTGAAAATTCTTTAAGTTTTAACTCTCTGATAGTCAGACTTTTTTCTTCAAGTTCTAAAGACTTTTTCATGTTCTCAAACGATGCTTTAACACTATTAGCTTCTTTTTCTCGCACTTCAACATCAACTAAAGCAGAATCAAGTTTCACTCTTAATGCAGAACATTTAACTTGATTTTCATTAAGTGACTTTTGTTCGTCAACACACTTCTTTAATTTTGCATCAAGCTCGGCTTGTTTTTCTTTAATTGCAAACATAATCATATTTTTAGCGTTTTGTTTTATTCCATCAGCTTCGTTCTTTATAGCAATAGACTTTTCAAGCTGGTCTTTAGCGTATACAGTGCTTTTTTCAATAGACTCTTGCTTGTCTTTTAATATGACTGAAAGCCTGTTCATATCATCAGACAATTGCTTTACGACTGATTCACGTTTAGATACTTTTTCTTCACGTTCTTTTACTGAACGCAATCTATCAGAAATGTCTTTTGAGTCTGACATAATCTTCTCTGTCATTTCTTCAAGTTTTTTGCTTTCTGAAGCAATAATATCTTTAATATTAGCACATCCTTTCTCTATGTCTTTTCGCTCAACCCTGATTTTGCTAACTGCTTGAGTTTCAGTATTGACCGCTTGCTTAATATCTTTATGTTTGGCAGACAATACCTCATAATTACTTTTCATCGCTTCAATGGCATCTGTCAATGTCTTTAACTCACGTTCTTTATCTTTTATCTTAACTTCACATGATTTTATGCGTCCATCAAGTTCTTTAAATTTCTCAATCGACTTTTCATACTCTTTAATGTCCATGTTATGCCTCACTTGCTTTGATTTCTACGTATACCGTTCCTGTTGTATTCGCATTTGTACATTGTACTCTTAACTGGTCACCATTCGACAAGTACAAATCACCATCTGGTTCAAATCTAACGCTGTCTGATGCGCTAAAATCTAGTTTCCTGATAACACGGTCATATGTAGAACCATGCTTTGAATCAATAGACAATGTCACTTGTTCTGTTATGTTTACGCTTGCTTTTACATACACAGCTTCAAGTTTTACTGGGTGTCTATACGCTGTAGTATAATCAAGCGCACCTGATGTAAGGTTCTGTGATGTTGTCTTATCGAGATTAGGAAACCTAAACACTCTTAAAGTGCTCATTGAGTTACCACCTTCATACTTAACGCTGTAGTTGAATCATTAGTAGCACCACCGACAACATGAAACCGTCCGTATGGCATTATCTCTTTATCAACATCTTCAACGTGTGCATTTTCGTCTGTAACGGCAGTTAGCGTATCAGTTGTTGCCCACAATGAATCTACAGCACCCTCAGTTGTTGGTTTTGTGTATGATTGTTCAAAGTATATCGTCACTGCTACTGTACCGTCAGAAGATGCTTTATAAAACGCTGAAACATATTCTGCGTTAGCCATAGGAAAACTTTTAGTATATACAGAAGCTGCGCTTGCTACAGCAATCGTATTTGACCCAACTGATGTCTGGATAGGAACAACACCCATACTTGCTGCAATCGCTACACTACACACTAAACCCATACATACCGCTACTAGACATTTACGTACCATGTTGACCTCCTGATTCTGCTAAGCCAATAAAAAACAGTGTATAAAATATATGTGCCCCAAGATGCCACGAGTACACCCCGAATGCACCGACCATTGACGCTATTAGACTTGAATATACAAACGCTGAATATTCAGTAAACCTGTGTTTTCTAAATAATGACACAAACGCCATTACTAACAACAAAAACCCTATAATACCTATCTCATATAACAACTCAAAATATTCTCCATCAGCATGAAGCATCTTTGCGATATTTTCACCTTTATATTTATTGTGGTACATAACAGGAAATGAACCTATACCGTTGCCTGTCATCGGATATGCTTTTTTTATACCTTCAAGTGGTGATGTATTTAAATCTTTGACTATATTAGTCCATGTACTAAATCTTGCGCCATCACCAACAAAATACCTTACTTTATCATACTTGAAGTACGCAAATACCGACAATACAGCTATTATAACGCCTGTCAATACGCACCAAACAAGCCGTTTTTTCGACGTTAGGGCATAATAAGCTAGCACACAGCACACTAATGCACAAATACTCATCTGCGACACTGTAAGACATATTGAGAAAGCTATTAAAGCAAGATGTACATACTTTCTACGATATATCGCTGAAGGTATCGCCATCGCTAAAAATGTACCGACAAACAAAGGATGCCCAAGCGTTCCACCACAAGCACCATTTGGTACGCTACCATAAAACGGTACTACTTTAAAGAACTGGTCATACCCTAAGAACTGTATTATTATGTATGCGCTTATAACTGAGGCTGTGAATATTATGACATCAAGCAATGGTCTTACGCATCCATCTTTTCGTAAAAAAGCTATATCTCCATACTTCTGTCCTATGACCGAAACTAAAAACATAACAGATGTAAACACGCACAATGCGCTAATCCATAACCATGGTGTATAAAACGGTATTCCGTACAATACAATTGTCAACTTCGGAGCACAAAAGATATTTATTGCTAGATACGCTAACAATATCAATAACCATTTATTTCGTATTTTCCCTAGAGTTCCTGAGTAACACGCTGTTAGGAATAGAGCTATTGAGAACACCACAGCAAGTATCAACTTCAGCGTTTGAGCGTCTGCCGTAGCGACAAAAAACAATGGTATTATCGCAAGCCCTATTCCTAACAACGTTTTATACATTACGTTGCGCCCCCGTCAGTCCATGTGCCTTTCATATTGACAACATACCATTTGTGATTCGTTCCATCACCGATAAGTGTTACGCTGTCACCTGTAGCACCGGGACTATCAATCGTATCTCCTGCGTCAAGTGCAAGATACTCGATAGTATCTGTAGTTACGCCTGTGTCGATAGTGATAGTACAACCTGTGCCGTCAACAAACTGATATTGTAGTCCTGTCGCTGCTGTAGGCAAAGTCTTAGTCGAAGTCGTAGTAACAACATTTACACGTCCACTTTCAATAGCGGTAAGCGTGTCAGTCGTTACACCTACTTCGATATCAGTCCTCATGCCACTGATCTCGCCAGTACCATCACCAACGATATTTCCAGTAGCTGTTATGTCATCAACTGTCATGTCACCAGTAGCGATAATAGCACCGTTTACCGTGAAATCGTCATTAGTCGTGTCGATGACGAGAAAACCATCGTACATCTCTGACGTTCCTGCGAAACACGGAAACGCTATCATCACGGCAACCAGCGTGATAAGCAATTTCTTCATGTCAAACTCCTTTTCATGCTTGGTTGCTGTTTATAAACCTGTTGACCCGAATAATTCACGGAAATTCGTTTCGCCAACTGATGCTCTCATACTACCCTTGTGCTTAACCAAATCTTCGTTATCTTCAACCCATGAACGGAAATTTGGTTTCTTGCGCCAGTAAAAACGGAACATATTCATGTTAGGTATACGAATATACCAAGCAGTGTCAGAACCGCCGAACTGTGCAGCAAGATACCGCAACTCGACTGGGTCATAATCAAGCGACAACAACGAACTGAACTTTTTCTTTTCAGAACCAAACTTGTTCGCATCGTTGTCAGGAGTACCCGGTACTGCTCGTGAAGCAAGTATACGATATGCAACATCACGTAAAGCAGGCGGTAGAATCAACTGACGGACGCCACTTTCGATAATCGGCATACCATCTTCACCAACAAGGTTGTTAGCAATCTGCGTTTCAGCAAGAATAAGGTTGTCAATTGACAACGCACCTGACAACAAATTGCTAAGTGTAGCAGTTGTTTCAGCGTTCTGTAGATGCGATGCGCTAAACAGATACACACCATCAGGAGTTGTGTTTGTAGCAAATCCGTTGTACAGACGTGCAGCAACAAGTTTATTGCATTTAGCAATAGCGCCTTTTGCCATAGCTTTCGCTGATACAAGACCTTCAACAACAGCTGCTTCATCATCTTCAATAGCTTCAACCGACAACGTTGCAGTCTTATCGTACTTGATATGAGTAAACGTCTTATCATATCCTTGTACTAAACGACCTTCGTTGCCTGCGTTGCCTTCAGTTGTTGCTTCCCATTCTCCAAGACCTGATACCTCAGACACTTGTACCATAGAAGAATCATCTTCCATGATATTGACAACTTTCTCAAACTCTTTTGGAGTCGTTTCATACGACCTATTAGCTACTTCATCGTAGGTGCGTGTGTACGCATCTGCGATACTCGATTTTAATATAGCCATTATACACCTCTCTTAATTCTTGTTTATATTACAGTGACACAAAACGACCGATTGCGAACCCATACGTGTTAGCTGCGACAGCATCCGCTGAAGCATCTATCTCGTCAATATGGAATCCGTACCCACTAGAAATAGTCGTGTCTGTCAAGTCAACGCCTTTACCAGTTGAATCAATGTCGACAACCGTACCACGTGCAGCGGTAGTAATCAGCACTGAACTTTTTACTGGCGCACGAAACTGGATATTGTCGTTTAATGGAGTCACTGGAATATTAGCACCACCGTTTGCTGCGGTAGCTTCGGTAACAGCAGCAGCAGCGACACCAACAACTGCGTTTGTAAGAGAAGATGCGGTATCTGCGAACCCTGAAGTCAAATAAACTACTTCACCACGTGCGATGACCTGTGAAGCAGCCATAGGATACTCTTGTACTCTCTGGCGACCATCACGATACACCTCAAAACCATTGAGGTACTGTTTGCTATTTACAGCCATGATATGCTCCTTTTAAATTTCTAAAGCTCAAATCTAGGCTGAGGAGTATCTCGATAGTCTTTTTCTCCGTGTGTCCATTCACAGACAGGACAGTCAGGACGTTCATCATCTATGAGATAATCGACGATTTCGCCACATCTCCCACAGATATATTCACGTTCCTTATTTTCCTGTACTGTTCCCATGACACACCTTTACTTTGACCGCCGAGCAATTTCTTCTGGTTTTAATGTTATACCAGCTTTTTTCGCTATAGCAGCCATTCGCTTATCTGCATCAGATATGTGTATGTCTTCACTTCTGATACCAGCAGTGCTTGACGATACACCATTTGGTGCTGATTTTAGACGTTCGAGTTCTTTCCTCATCACTTCGATTTGTGACTCTAATTCTTTTTCTTTGTTCTTCGCCCTTGTCTTTTGAAACTCATCGACCATGATAGCGAATCCGTCAGCTCTGTTTGCGTACTTGCCATTGGTACTCTCGATAAACCGGAATAACTCACCTCTAACAGTTGTGTCTTTACGCAACGTGTCTTCGATAGCCGTTTCATCAAGACCTTTAGCTTTCAACTCAGCAGCAACTTTAAACAAATCGTATTCAGGGTTTTTCGTAACGACGTCTTTATATATCATCGCACGTTTACCTGAATCATCTTGAACGGTATTAACTACTTCCTGTTTCGGCGCAATAGATTTTAGCGTTTCTTCAAACTCCCTGTCATGGCGTAACGCACGGCGTGCTATCCATTCATTGAAGCGTATAGGGTCTTCAAGATTGAACGACTCCATGTCAGATACGCTCATCTCTCTACGAAGATGATATGCTTTTGTGCTATCTTCATCAGCGTATTTTGAACGCTTCTTTTCAAGCACATATTCTGCTCGTTCTTCTGCTGTCATATCCTCGACGACTGGCTCTTTAGGCTGTATTTTCGTTTCAAGCTCTTTAAACCGATTGTCGTACTCTGACAACTTCTTTTCAAGGAGTTCTTTCTCTTGTAAAAGAGCAGCGGCTTTTTCTTCCGCTTCCTTACGTTTACCTGTAAGTGTCGCTATCCTCTTTTGCGTCTTCTCAGAAAGTCCACCATCATCTTTTTCGTCAAGGTGCGAATCCTGACCAGCCTTGATGTCTGCTGTTTTTTCGTCCGATTTTGTATCGCCATTTTCATCAGGTTTTTTATCTTCCTTCTTACTTATGTCAACACCAAACCGTTCTTTCGCTAGGGCATTGAACCGTTCAAGTTTCTCGTCTTTTACAACGACTTGTTCCGAACCTTTTTCTTCTCCTACTTTTTCAATCGTCTGAGTTTCCATCGTTCTCCTTTACCATGCGTTTTAAAGACCGCATGAAACTTTTATTAAACTTACGAAACCAAAGATTTATTATGCCTCTTTGCGAGCATCAGCAGGTGACTTGCGTGGTCTACCTCTGCCTAATCGTACTACTTCGCCATTACCTTCATCAGCTGGGTCTTTCTCTGACGCAATAACTTCTTGGTCTATATCAACATTTGTTGACGTTGATTTGTTGCCCAGTATTGACTCAACATCAAAATCTTCTGTTTCTTTAATCCTATTACGTTCACGAGCAATCAACGCATTAGTCACTTTAATCGCTTGTTCACGTGGTAAATGTTTCAACTCAGGACACGGTGGCAATACAAATCGTGCTACTGGTTTCTCTCGTTCCGCTGCGCTTCTGTAAACATTATCTCCCATTACATACCCCTTTCGTTTTTAATTTCGCAACTCCATTGCATTAGCGATTCCACTTCCTTCAACCTCGCCCCCAGTTCCATCAAGTCCTTGCTGTCTTGGCATTTGACCGCCACTAATATCTGCGCTTCCAACTTGCCCTTGCGTTCCTCCAGCGCCTCCTGAACCAAGTCCCATTGCGGACTGTTCACTAGTTCCTTTAGGTGTTCCTTGTCCATTGTACCCCCTGTGCATTAAGTTCTGTATTGCCATCTGTGTACTCATCATCTCAGCAAACATCTCTTTTTGATACAGTGCAACATTTATCATCGTCTTTTGAATATGTTCATTAAAAAAACCACGGTATTCAGCAGGTATATCGTGCATACTTTCTGTGTACTGCTTCAAATGCCCTTCAAGATGGTTCATCGCTTCGGCAGTAGAACCCTCAGGTGGGTCTATACGTTCACCTTGCTTTAATCTATAAAACTCGTCTTTAATAGAATCAGATACGCCATTAATGGCTTTCGGTTCTGGTGGCATATATAATTCAGGATTGTCCGCACCTGCACCACGCATAGCATCTTTTGTTAACCGATAAAATCCTTGTGCATTTACTTGCGGATTAAACATCGGATTAGTGCTAAACGTTTCATATCGTTTCATCGCAAGCATCGCTTCAAATGCTTTACTACCTGCGACTATATCCGGCGACATCTGGGCATCATACTGACCTTGTAATTGGTCAATAGTAAGGTTACGGTGCAATGATTTTCCATCACCTTCAAGCAAGTTCTCAAAGAAGTCAGGTGGCGACCATTGCTGATAATATGACATCAATAACGCTTGTGCTTCACATATTGACTCTTGTAATGTCTTGACCCATAAACTAAATCGTGTTTCGCTCTTGCTTTCAACAAGATTATCCCTAGTAGCGGTAGTATCATTCGATTGTGTAGTCAAAAAGTATGATGCTGAACCTGTCATACGTTCAAGCGATTCAATAAGTAAACGTATCATGTTCTCGCCCCACGCCATAGATCGTTGGATGGTCGGGAACACTATTTCGTTCGGTGCTTCAACAGGTATCAATTTACCCGGCTCAATATCATATGTGCCTTTAATGCTTTCAGCATTCTTGTTGTAAAACCCGAATGGACAATTCACTACTGTCTGATAATCTGTCATCTGATTAAATATCGTGTTGATACCGTTACATATCTGTGCAACGTGTTCAGGCATACCACGACCACGCAGTTTACCGGGGTATTGTATAAATGGCGTTGATACAAACGGACGTTTATTCGACCTGTTTATCTTGCGTAACGGTTTACCGCTTAAAAACGTTCGTGTTGCTTCATGTACACAAAACACGTATTCTTCAAGCGTTCCATTCTTCTCAAATTTACCGTACCACTCAAGTATATCTTGTGGCTTATACAAGAAATCCACATCATCATCAGTGATACTTTCATGTAATGTCTTAAGTTTCTGTTCTTTAGTTCCGTCTACTACCATGCCTTGGTCTGCTTCCGCTTTCTTTTCAAATCCTTCTGATTTAACAAAAACACCACGTTTTATCAAGTCTTTTATCTCGTAACCGTACTTGTGTATGACGTGTATAACGTGTGCTACTTCTTGAAGTGATATGCCATAGGCAGGAGTCAATATATCTTCGACATCAGCTATGTTCTCAAGTACTCCATACTCACGGCGCATAGTTTCTGTCTTGACTTTCATCTTTCCCGATTCATCTGGTATCTGTCTATCAACCGTTTCGTAATATACTTTCCAGTAGACTTTAAATACAGAAAATCCACACACAACACAATTGTGTATGAAATCAAATACGTTCTTCGTCATAGACAAACGCTTGTCTTCAACGATTGCTTTTGCAGCACGACTTAAATTGTTGCTATAATCTTTATCGTTTTTTCCTGACGCTATAAAATGTAATGAATTAGGATTCCAACACGTTGCGGATAATGTCGGGATAAGTGAATCACATACGGACGCATTAAATCCAATGTTCCTATCAGCCATCCATGAACGTTTCGCAAGTCCTTCGACTTTAGATGGTGGTTCAGACGTATACATCTTGTAATTTAACGCTAGCTGTTTTTTCCAAGCATCAAGTTCTTTTCTATCACGTTCAGCATCATCAATGACCATCGAAACAATACGCAATTGTTCTTCAGCAGAAAACTTATCAGTTTCTATTTGTGGTTCAACACGATTGTTTTTGATATCTTTATCTTCGATAGGATTCTGGTCTGACATATGCCCTGCTTTTTATCTCACAAGGCGTATGCTTATTGCAGTGACGCACAGCTATACAACAACAATATAAAACACAAATACTTATTTGTCAATACATTTATGTAAGAAACACATGATTACCTATCTCTGCCATTATAACCATATCATCAGCCCATGATGGACGTTTGTCAGAATAGTACAACTTCCGTGTCAAATAATGGTCAGCACCTCGTGTGCTATCTTTTATCAACTTAAAAAACACGCCTGAATATAAACACATAGCAAGCGCATCGGTTACATCGTTCACGTCTTTATAGTTTCGTTCACACATCGGCATATCTTCATACGCTGAGAACTGGAATCGTTGTGTAACAATATCATAAGCCGATTTATTGCGTTTATCCATCCTGTTCGCTATTACACACGCAACAGCTTTCATTCCTTCAACACCTTCACCACCTGCTTCACCCGCAATCACTAGTGACACTATCTTTGTCTTCTCGTCCATTGATGTCCTTTGGTATTAATAACTGTGAATATGATATATTTATCCTGTTCCCAACGTGACCTGATACAAACGTGAACGACACGCTACCAGTAAATCCTTCAACACAACATTGTTTCATCGTTTCAACTGCTTTCTCTAACGATTGTCCATACTTCAATATACACGCTCGCCTTCGTCTTGCCTATAGTTAGCAGGCTCGACATATTTTGGTGTTGATGTCCAAAAGTATCTGACACAATCACAGAAATCTTTATACTTTTCAATAAGTATCGTTCTATCACGCATATCACCATCACGAGTTTCTGGCGATTTAAAGCTGTACTTGCTCATATGTTCAATAGTGTTCTTGCAGTGTGAACAGAAATATATCTGCGGTTGTACTGTTATCAATTCGCCTTTAACAACAAATCGTAACGCTTCTTTAACAGCAAGATGACCAGCATCTATTGAATCAAAGGCATCTTTAAAGTATAACCCACGTCTTGATAATTCACGTATCGGTGTCGTCGAACTATCAACACCTTCACGGACTGACAACTTGACGGTCTTACGTCCAAAGTTAGGGTCAATCAATCTACGTACATCTTTAGCATTTAAATCGTTCTTTAAGTATCGTTCACGTTCTTTTATCAATTCAGCGTAATCATCATACGTCTTATCATCATACGGTATATCATCAAACGGTCTATCAGGATACTCATCGACTAAGTACGCACTACCGCTCTTATTGACAACCCACCATTGTATCGCCCAAGGTTTTCTATCGTGTGGGTCAAGCACTGTATACAATGTGTTGTTCTTTTCAGGAACGTGTGAATAATCTATGACGTGTACTGTCCTTGAAAACATTGGGTATACACGACCTGCAACATCAGTAGGAATACCATATATACGTGACATAAGTTCTATGTCGCTCATATATTTCACTTCTTGAATCAATCGGTCTTTATCTATGTACGGATTGTCCGTTGTCCATAAGAAGTAGAGCTTCCATCCTTTGTTCTCTGCTATTATCGGTAACGTTTTATTAACCAGTGGTGCATGACGTATTTCAACAGCGGTATACCCTTCAAGTACATCGTTCATCAACTGCGACATACCTTTAAGAGGTGTCATCGTCATAAGAAACTCACCGTTTCTATCTAACAATCGCAATCGTTGCTCTTTGAATATATCAATCGGTGCTTCTTCATCAAACCATGCTCCATCACAGTCTTCACCTTGATACGAGTCACGACCTTGGTCAAACGATTTGAAACTTATCTCACTACTGTTTTTAAGGATTATCTTACGATTAGTATATCCATTAGCTTCACTATATGTACCGTACTTTATAAGATGTTTAGGTAAATACTCGTATATCTTACGTTGTTGTATATCACGGCTATCTGCGTATGTCGTTCCTGATACCCACCATTTTTGTTTAGGTTTTTCAATACATCTTTTAAGTACATACGGTGCGCCGGCGTTGCTCTTTCCGGAGCGATTCCCACCAGCTAACAGTTTCATCTTACATGGGTCATCAAAAAACTTTTGTTGCATCGGTAACGGGTCAAAGAATGAAAGAGGGTCACGTTTCTTCCTGTACAGATACTCCATCATAAGTTCTTTCTGTGTACAGGTCTTACCATCTGGAAGAACTATTGTATCAGACAACGATACCTCGTTATTTTAATCCAAGGTCTTTACGTATCATTGCTTTAAGTTGTTCATCGTCAGTAGCATTTAATTTTTCTATAAGACTAGTTTTATCAATAATCTCTATGTCTTGTCTTGCGCCAAATTTTTTCGGTAACAACTTTTCTGCTATCCACTTTCTTGAATCAACTCTAAGTTTTGACCTGTTGATATTCTCATGGTCACAAACTGCCATACTCGTTCCGTTTCTTAATTCTTTTTCAACAAAATCGTTAGTCCCATTATCACTTATATCTATTATATCGTCTGACATAATCTCTGCCTGAACTCTCCGTGCTTGCTCGTAGCGGTTACAAAAGTCTATTAAATCATTATCTTTTTTTGCTGTTCCTTTCAATAACCATCTACAAACAGTCAATTTATTTGGCATACCATCATCTCTACAAATCGAGTTTAAACTTTCACCAAGCATAATACGTTCACATATTTCATCAGCTAATTTATCAGAATAGATAGTAGGTCTACCCATTTTTTTTTTAGGTTTGTCAATCATTTTTATTCACTTTACCATGAACCCATGCTTCACGCATGACCCACAGTTCTTGATTATCGACGTATATTTTACGTCCTTCAGTTTTTTGACAGACAAGCATATCACCTATTTTAATATCATCTTTATATGGGTAATCGTTTCCTATAGCAACAACTTCTGATAATTCGTCAGCGACATAAAGTTTATAGAAATTAGTACCTTCAGGAATAACGATAGTAGATGATTTAGATCGTATTGTATCGATATGTTTACGAACGATGATATTAGAACCGATAGCTTTAACTACCATAACTTCGCCTCGATAATAGAGATACAATCAGCGTCGATAATAATATTTTTTTTACCTGAGCGGATAGTTATATACGTTTTATATACTTTTTGTTCCTGCGTAGTTGATTCTATTGTATCAGAAGCTTTCTTTTGACGTTGTGTTGTTTCAATTGAGTTTGATGATATAGATTGTTCTTCTTGAGAAGACACGCTAATAAGAGTACCGGAATATTCTTTTGATTGGCATATAACTAAAACATTTTTGTCGATAAGTTCATCGAAAATATTTTTATCAAAAGCGAATGATTGATTTGATACGATTAATAGAGCAATAAGAACAAACAATTTTTTCATATACTACCTTTTGATTATCGGTTCAGCCATTACCCATACCATACCAACACAAAAATAAAAAATAGCTAACAGTGATAATATCACGTTTATAAAAACCGTTCGAATCTTTTTTAAAATATTGTTTGATAGCATAATGGATAAGAGAGATGAGAGTAAATGTTATAAAAATCGCAACCCATGAAAGATATAGACTAATAAACATTTTAAAGATATCCACAAATAGACTGTACAACAATAGTTGAAGTATGTCAAGTAAATACTTTAAGTAGATGAAGTAGTTAAAGTGATTACTTTAAGTACATGAAGTAAACGCTTTAAGTAGTTGAAGTAATTACTTTAAGTATAAGAGGTTGTTTAATGAGAAAATTCGTTAAGGCAGAGTTGTTACCAACGGTGGAATATCATATAATATCATGCCGCTGCGCTACGCTTGCGCCTGCTTCGTTTCACTTCGCAGGTCTTGTGTTTTTTTAATATCGTTCAAATTCAAAATGCGGAATATCAATCGTAGCTTACAAAGCTATCTAGATTATAGCACATGTCACCTAATAATATTGGTATGATGTTGGGGTGTGGTGTGATGTGTGTTTTTTACTTTAAGTCATTGATAAAATAACGTAATAGAATCAATGTTCTTAAAGTAGTTAAAGTAAATGCTTTAAGTGGTAGTGATGTATCTATTTTAGGTTATATACCTATATAATACGCTATAAACACGAATAAGCATTGATTTTATTGAGTTAAATCTACCTCTTTCATAAAGGGCTCTATTTTCAACGATACATAGCGGGGTAATGGTAGTATAGCCCTTAATATTGGCTAATATCCTTTAACTACCTGTAGTGGTATACCTAAAAAACCACAATATGTAGTAAAACAGCATAAAATAGTTGCTTATAATCTTTACTTAGCGTGATATACATGATATACTCTTAATTAGATAGAGGGATCGAGCTGACGGCGAAACGGTTAAAAGTGGAGGTAGTGAGATGAAAGTATCATTAAGAAAACTCGAAAAAGGACGGCAGACACCGCTAGTAGGCTATTCTAGAGCATACGATTTCGCAGTTGCATTCTGCGGTGTTTCGCGACACGCTGTTTATTTTTTCAATTTTGTATTTGAATTTTAAAAACAGATACGAAAAAAGGGGATGGTGAGATGAAACAAGTAGAAAAAGTAAGGGTCGAGAAAATCGAAACGAACGATGATGGGTCAGTGTCCATGCAGCTGGAAGGCAAAGATGGGATTTCTATTTCGGTTATCGTGTACGCCGACGGAAGCATTTTTGTCGCAGGCAGAAAAGGGATGACGGCAGTCGAAGACACGACATCAATAAGAAAGACTTTTTTAGGGCTTGTAATACACCCAGAAAAATAACCAAACCAAACAAGGAAGTCATCATGGAACAGAGAATAAAGGAATTAAAAGAAGCTCTTGAAGTTGCAGAACGGTTGTTGTCGGCGTATGGCTCAGGAACAACAAAGCACGTTGACCAAACTACAGGCGAAGCATTGACACCAGCGATGAAACAGATACGTAAAGCACTAACACTAGTTGTTTAAAAAGGAAGTCATCATGGAAAAACAAAAGACAATCTTATCACGGTTATCACTGGCTGAGTGCCGACAGATACGAAAAGCGCAACTCGACATTGAAACGAAAACCGGGGAAAAGGTCAGCTATCGCAATTTATTGCTTGCAGGGGTTGCAGCGAAACTCAAAGAAAATAATATCGAGGGGTGAACCATGCAAAAATATATTGTCGAGTTATGCAAAAAGGCAATAGTAAAGACAGAAGAAACAATCTCTATTACAGAGAAATACGCCATTGAACTACGAAAACATATTACCGTATATCAGGCAATAATCGACCGTAATACAGAAGTAAAGCCATGATAACCAATCTATACTACGTTCAAAACACACAAAAACAGCCTTTCCCGTGGCGATTAGTGCTAAAGTATATCATTGCTTGCCTTTTATCTTATTGCTTGATTCTAGCCCTATTATGTGCATCTGAGCGTGAGGATAATGCGCGTATCAAATCAAACAAAACATGGAGCAGGACAAAATGAACATAGAAACATTAAAACAAATACGAGATAAAGCGTTGACTGAATTGGATTTAGAGCGGTCATCAGTTGGAAAAAGTATTAAGGAAGCGCAGATAGAATCGTTGAACGCTCAAATAATTGAGGCGAGCACTGCTATTAAAAAACCGATTATACATATTGTGAAAGAAATAACAAGTGGATATGGTTTTCAGGTCTGTCCACATTGCGGATACGACCACGGGCAAGAGGTCAGCGGATGCAGGAATTGTCATAAATCGTTTGTAGGTTAAAAGGAGAATGAGCTATGGATATTATTTTATTACTTTGGAACAGTGTAGAGTTTTGGCGAGGGATTGTAATAGGAATGATAATCACTGTAACATATTTGCGCATTAAAGGAGAATAACATGACGCAAGGAATACACGTTATCCCGGACATGATAAAGGACGATGAAGAAAATCCTTACTACTTCGGCATTGAATCAATTCACGGTAGCTATTGCGCTGGATATAGATTGACTGCACACGGTAAACGGTATTGGCTAATAACGCCTAATGATTTACCGACAATGGAAAGCGCATTGATAGACCTTGTTGACCAGTTTGAATCAATAAAAAAATCATTGCACGATGATGATGGCTGTACGTTCTGGATATGGGATAGTGTAGAGGGAACGTATAAGGAGACGAAATAATGCTATGGTCTATCGTTTTACTGGTCTTAATCGGCGTTCTGTTTTTCCACATAGACACAACAGACAAAAACGAAGGATGGTATTAACTATGGTTTGCTATTCAAGAGTTAAGTTTTTGAATAAGAATGGATATGATTATCAAAGACGTAATGCTTTAAGGGATGGAATTTTAAAAGATTTCGAGTACCCTATATCAAAAATCGTAATAGATGATTTTTATACAACGCTCTATATCACAGTA